GTGTCAACATTTCGATTGAGACCGATGAAGATGATTTGATCGGTGGCAATACGCTGGTTGATGGTAACGTTGTCTATCGTGAAGGCCCTGTGTTGACTGCCATGAAACGTGGCGCAATTCTGATCCTTGATGAGATTGACCGTGGATCAAACAAGTTGATGTGTCTACAGGCAATCCTTGAAGGCAAACCCTACTTCAACAAAAAGAATGGCGAAGTTGTCACTCCCGCCGCTGGTTTCAACGTGATCGCTACTGCGAACACAAAGGGCCGTGGTTCCGATGACGGTAAGTTCATGGGTGCTCAGATTCTTGATGAGGCGTTCCTTGAGCGATTCGCAATCACGGTTGAACAAGAATACCCTTCCGCTGTTCAAGAGAAAAAAATCATTATCAACAAAATGACTGTCGCCAATTGTGTCGATGAAGATTACGCTGACAAGTTGGTTACTTGGGCTGATGTGATCCGAAAGACTTTCTATGAGGGTGGCATTGATGAGTTGGTTTCGACTCGCCGACTTGAACACATTGTCAAGGCGTTCGCCATGTTTGGTGATCGACTCAAGGCGATTCAGTTGTGTGTCAACCGATTCGATACTGACACCAAGGCTGCGTTCATTGATCTCTACACCAAAGTAGATGCTGGTGTTGATCTTGATGCCGAAGTGACAGAGACTTCTGAGGAAAAGGAAGATGATCTTGACTTCTAATATTGATTACAAATACAATGAAGGAGCTCTTATCAAAGAGCTCCAAAAATATATTGATGCTACCTATGGTGAACACTACTCAATCAATAAGTATCAGGCGACTGAGTTTATTATTGACGGTGGCCACGGTGAGGGGTTTTGCATTGGAAACATCCTAAAGTATGCACAACGCTACGGTAAAAAGGATGGATACAACCGAAAAGATTTGATGAAGGTGTTGCATTACGCCATCATCGCACTCCATGTTCACGACTTAGAACAGGAGTAACAGTTCCGCTACGGCGGGCCGGACATCGTGCAGACCTCTCTCACTCTCTCTCAATATGCCGATGTCCGGCATTTTTATTATAAATAAGAGAGATAAATACACAACTGTCGAGAGGAGAAATTCAAATGGCATATAGATATCGAATGACTTTTACACGGCCTGACGCAGACACCGAATGGCCTTTTTGGGAATCAAGTTTGAACAGCACTTCTTTTCAAACTAAAGCAAACGCATGGCAAGATTGGTATGCAGGGAGATCAGATTCTTCTCTGTCAACTTCTACCAGTGCTGACGGTAACACTATTCACATTGACTTGATGTTTGCAGATGAAGCGGCATGGAACGCCTTTAATTCAGAAGCAACAGCAGCTGGTCTTGAAGATCAGTGGGCAGATAGTAATGTTACTTCTTGGATGAGTAGCAACAATGTTACTTTGTCGGAGTCAAACGGAACAGTTTAACCCTTGACACCTTCTTTATTTTTTGTTATGATGTATTTTGTTGATTGGAGAAATTTATGATGAAAGTTAGTAAACCCACACTTGATACCTTTAAGAACTTTGCCTCTATCAACACGAACCTTCTAGTTCGTGAGGGGCAAACTCTTTCTACGGTATCAAATTCTATGAACATTCTGTGCCGTGCTGCGGTGACAGAAAGTTTTCCACGAGAATTTGCCATCTATGACTTGAACCAGTTCCTATCCCTATTGACTATGGATGAGGATGCTGATCTTGAGTTTGGTGATGAGTCTGTTACCGTGAAAACTGGCGTTGGTAAGTTTGAGTTCTTCTATGCAGAACCATCCGTTATCAAGGCTGCACCAGACAAAGAGATTCCTGTCGAGGAATTGTATTCCTTCTCTGTCACTAGAGATACTATCCAGACAATCTATCGTGCTGCGTCTGCTATCTCTGCTCCCTTCCTGAGAGTAGTTGGTGATGGTAGTCAGGTATCGCTCTCTGTTGGTGATCCCAATACGCCCAAGAGCAATTCATTCACTATGTCTCTGGGCACGAGCGATCTTGAGTTTGATGCCCGACTTGGTATTGACTCACTCAAGATCATTCCCGATGATTATGATGTGACCATTGGCACCAAACCAGTGATGAAGTTCAGTAACTCTGACCGAACATATTGGTTGGCGCTTGATCCATCCTCAAAAGTAGGATAAAAAAATGAATGGTGTGATTGAAGTGGGGCAAAAAGTCCCAATGGATGTCGTGTGGAATACACGAGTCAAATGTCCTGAGTTAGTTCAGGCAGGAGTAGAAAACCCATACAAGTGGGAATCAGTGACTTCAGCTGATATCTTTGCAGACAAGAGGGTAATTGTTTTTGCTCTGCCTGGAGCCTTTACTCCAACTTGTTCTTCTAAACAACTACCCGAATATGAAAACAACTACCAGATGTTCAAGCGAGCGGGTGTCGATGAGGTTTATTGTCTGTCAGTGAATGACAGTTTCGTAATGAACATGTGGTTCCGATACCAGCAGATCAATGGAGTCAAACCCATCCCCGATGGTTCTGGTTTGTTTACTGCTGAAATGGGTATGATGGTAGACAAAGATAACTTATCATTTGGTTCTCGCTCTTGGCGATACTCTATGCTAGTCAATGATGGTGTAGTAGAGAAGGCATTTGTCGAAGATGGTTTCGGTGATAACATTGGCGATGATCCTTTTGAGGTATCTGATGCGTTGACAATGTTCAACTATGTTACCACTGATAGTCCTGTTGGCCGTCAACTGACCTTGAACCTTGAAGAACGTTTGAATTCCAAGGAACAGATTGGATCATAAATTGGCAAAAAGAATTGTTATGGTGTCGGGGGGTTTCGATCCCCTACACGGTGGTCACATAAACCTACTAGAAAGTGCTAAAAAACTTGGTGATGTTCTAGTAGTCGGTCTCAACAGTGATGATTGGTTGTTCCGCAAAAAGGGAAAACCTTTCATGGACTTCTGGCAAAGACTCGACATCATGGCAAATCTAAAAATGGTTGATCACGTTGTCCCATTCGATGACGATGATGATACCGCAACACAATTCATTCTTGATTGCAAAAAAAATTACGGCAAAGATTGCATTTACATTTTTGCCAATGGGGGAGATCGGAAGTGTTCTAATATTCCAGAACGTGTTGATGGTGTGATACAACAAACTGGAGTTGGGGGAGATAATAAAGCAAACTCCAGTTCTCACATCTGCCGAACACAAAGAGATTGGGGATACTTTGACGAACTCCTCAAGTATCCTGATGCAAAAGTAAAACTTCTTAACGTAGAACCAAATGACGGAATATCATATCAGAGACATTTTGAAAGAGGTGAGTTCTGGTTTGTCCTTGAGGGCAAGGCACTAGTCAAACATGCAATAGGTCACGAGTCGAACTATGAAAATCACATCTTGACAAAACATGATTACTTTAGTATAATGCCTTATCACTGGCATCAAGTTACAAACATTGGTGATGAACCTTTGAAAATTTTAGAGATACAGTATGGTAGTTATCTTGAAGAAGATGACATTGAACGTGAGGAGATTCTATGAGAAAGAAGGGTGTGAATGATCGGCGCAAGGTTGCGCTGGCAAACTTGGAAAAGGCTAAGTTCTTCCCAAAGAAGATCAAGTCTGGTAAGAAGATGGTGGAGCGTTCCGAAGAAACTTGGAACGAGAAACGCCTGCAACAAATCGAAACTCTTGAAAAAAGAATTCGATGAAAGAATTCGATTACAGTTTTGATTACAAGTCTCTTGACTTTACAGATCAGGAGACTCGCAAACTGTATCGTATCGGCAGGGGTGAACAAGGTGTTCTTCTGGTTCGCCCCTACACCGATTTGATTTGTGCTCACTGGAGATTCAAAACACCAGAAGAAGCAAAAGAATCCAGTGACCGAATCTATTCTATGTTCAAACAATACAAACAAAGTGATGATTTTATTGGCATGGACATGGCACGCAAGTTCCTAGAGATGGGATTCACTCGTGCGAGAAGGTATGCAAACCACAACGATGGCAAAAAGTATGACAGTGAGGGGAATGTGAAACCGCAAGAACCCGATTGGAATACCAGTAAGTATGCTATCGCTGCAAGAATCTTCAAGAAGGTTCGTGACATGGCTGCATACGATGAAGATTATTTGGTTATGAGAAAAGAGTGGAGATCGAATGAATGAATTTTTATGGGTAGAAAAATACAGACCAGCGAACATTGCTGACTGTGTTCTTCCAGATCGAATCAAACAGAACTTTGAGGAGATCGTCAAGCAGGGTGAGATTCCCAACATGTTACTTTGTGGCACTGCCGGAACGGGTAAGACTACCGTTGCGAAGGCACTGTGCAATGAACTTGGTGTTGACTACATCCTTATCAATGGTTCTGATGAATCAGGTATTGATGTTCTCAGGACAAAGATCAGAGACTTTGCATCCACGGTAAGTTTTGGTGGGCAAACTAAGGTCGTGATCTTGGACGAGGCAGACTATCTGAATCCAAACTCCACGCAGCCTGCACTCAGGGCATTCATTGAGGAGTTCTCTGCTAATTGTCGATTCATCTTCACTTGTAATTTCAAGAACAGAATCATCGAACCTCTGCACTCTCGTTGTGCGGTGATTGATTTCAAACTCAACAAAGATGAAAAACAGTTGATCGCCAGTAAGTTCATGGGTAGACTCAAGTATGTTCTTGATGAGGAAAACATCAACTACTCTGAGAAGGTGGTCGCCGAACTTTTGATGAAGTATTTCCCAGACTATCGTAGGACTCTGAACGAGTTGCAACGATACTCCAAGTCTGGTATCATTGATGAAGGCATTCTCAGTAACATTGCTGAGGTAAACATCAAGGGTCTGGTTGACAGTCTCAAGGACAAGGACTTCAAGAAGATGCGACAGTGGGTGGCGAACAATGCTGACACTGATCCACAAGGATTGTATCGTAAAATCTATGACAGTCTTATGGACAAGGTTAGTAATCCAGCACACTTGGTTCTGCTAGTTGCAGACTACCAATACAAGTCTGCCTTTGTTGCTGATCAAGAAATTAATCTGACTGCCTGTTTGGTAGATGTGATGGCGAACCTTGATATTAAGTAATTTTAATTTATCTCAAGCAGATCACAACATTGCTCGTGCCGTCACAGATATGGTTCTGGATGACGGTGTTGTTGTTTTCCGCAATCAGAATTTGTCACCCGATGAAGAAGTTGCCTTCTGCAAAATGATTGGTGAGTGCCAAAGATTGCAGAACAAGCCCGGCGAAAGGGGAGAACACATTGCTGTCAATGACCACATCATTCGGGTAACTGGTGAGAAGAACAATCACGGTGAGCCTGGATTGTTTGGACACACTTCTGCATTGGACTGGCATGCCAACCAAGCAAGCAGTTATGAACGTGCGCCCTTGATATGGTTGTATGGTGTGAAAGGAACCGCTGGAAGTTGCACTAGTTGGATTGACATGCAAGCGGCATACAGGGATTTGCCGCAAATTATCAAAAGAGAATTGGAAGATGTAGAAATCACCTTGGGATATAAGTCTGGTTCCTATTCTGAGAGTGAGTTCTTTGTTGAACATCATGCTGAGGATAGACCGTTCAAGTTAGTGCATACCAATGATGCGGGCAAGACAGGTCTCTACTTTCCATTCTTACAAATTTTTGGAATGGTAGGATACAAAGAACATGATTTCA